CTTTAACTTCTGTCTACTTTCATCCTTTTCTCCATTCCTTGTAGCCTTGTCAGAGTTATTAGGTGCTAAGTTATCCAGTCTATTCCTGGTAAGTTTTGATTCTTTTTGACCCATTTAGTTTCCTCCTACGAACCTTTTAAATATCGGTAAATTCAGTGATACTCCACCATTTCTATTCTTCGAATATGAAAAAGCCTCAATCTCAATATCCTTGCCTATTGGCGAATTAATCGCCATATCTGTACGCTCGGCATTATTAAGCCCACTTCCAACCCTCACTGGAACTGTGCACCCAGGTACTTCACAAATCAATGCAGCAACCATGCCTTCGATCTTTGTCCCAGGTCTAGCCATTTCAACGTCAATAACCCGACCTACGAACTCTTTAACTTTTTTAACTTTTAATAGAGATTTACTACGCCCTGGAGTATAAATAGAATCCATATCCAATAACATCAAACCTTCGCCTTTTCTTTTAACAACCTCATCCATTGTTTTCTTTAAGGTTTCTATATCTGCTCCCTGTATATTCCCAAATATCGGAACTCTTATCATAGGGTCTTTGTTACTACCACCATTAAAAGTTGAATATAACTCTGCATCCCGTTCTCTTGCCAGTCTAAGATCCCCTCCGGGTTTAAACATATCAAAGCAGATAGCCATGAGGTCTTGTTTGTTATCTGGATACTGTTGACTTGCTTTCGCATTACTAGTCTGTCTCAGAACAAATGAAGGCACCTGCTTAAAATATAAATCTCTGTCAACCAACTCGCAGTCGTAAACCCTATCCGAGGGCATCCAAGGAGCCTCAAGATACTCGAATATGTGTATAAGCCATTTATCCTCAATATTTGTACGACTCCATGCCGTTATAGAACCGTCTGGCGCCTTATGAAACAGTCGTCGTACCCCATCAATCTTTTCTGACATGCGCCAGAGTTTGCCTTCCAGGACAGTGTCCGGATAATTAGCAAAGTTCTCACCTAGCATTGGTGTCAATTGCATAGCGTCTCTCCTTTCTCATAAAATATAAAATTGGTGTCAATCAAATTTTGGCGGGATTTGTACACCTTTAAGAGCACATATAATTCTTGTAATCTCCATACCAATAGCTCCAATTATAAATATAGATGCGATTGGATGTTTTACCATCGACTCAACAAAATTTCTATCCATTTCTAACCTCCTTTTAAATATAAAAGATAAGAGCCTAAGCTCTATCTATATTTGTCCATTTCATTATGTATCATTTCATTGGCCATCTCAGTTCTTTTCTTCACAACTTTGTATTGTGTCCAAGACCATAATGCTACTATAAGCATCATTACAATCCACATCACCATACCAATTGCTAAAAGTATTTCACAAATTGCCATTTTCATCCTCCATAATGTTTATTTCATTATAGGGTCCGTTATTATTGCATAAAAAATATAAATGAAAGAGTATGGCTAGTGGCTTCGAACCACGTCTCCGATTCGCCACTCGCTTATATCTTCCTAAGTCGATGTCCACGAGTGGTACTCGGCGAGTTACCATTACTCCATGCATTTAACATACTCCTTCATTATAGGGTGTGTTTTATTTGCAACAGATTAAAGCGAATCCTTTCGCAAATTGACCCTTTTTGTTCCTAGCTCTAACGATTACTTTATACGGCCATGATTTCAACCTTTCGGATTTAGCTTCAGCTTCCTCCCTAGTGTCAAAAGTATGTATTTCAACTCTTTTGACCCATTCAGGCGCTGCCAGTATAACTTTGGCATACCTCTTAATTTCTGGTAATACTTCTTTCTTTTTCATCTTCTTCTCCTTTGAAATATGTATTTTTAAATATAAAGATAAGAGCCTAAGCCCCTATTCATCTTTTGTTAAACTTACCTCATTCTTTATGTCAATAGTTATCTGATTACTGTCTGTCGTTTTTTCATCATACTCAATACTCACTACATAATAATTACCATCCACTACTATTTTCATAAATACCTCCAAAAAGGGTATGTTTTTATGTAATAGAGTCAAAATATGGCCTAAAAACCTTCAAAAATAGGTGAAATTGACGTAGAGACCATAGAATCCATTTTAACGCATTTTCACCCCTTTCTCGATATTTAATATTAAGTCCTAAATATCTTTCTTTAAAACGCATTCTATGACGTCGATTTTCTAGGATTTCTTAAAAATTAAAGAAAAAAGGCCTTAAATAGCCTCATCTCCTTTTTTCTCAGTTACTTCTTTGAGTTTCTTTCTTTCCTCTGCAAATTCAACGATTTGGTCATCGATATAATCGCCAATCTTTCCACTGAAGTAATACCCTATAGCAAACCCACCTATCCTTGTCGATACTTTCTTTAAAGTACTCGGCACCTGATTAGGTTTAATAGCCTTTAGTGCATCATTTACAATTTCCCCGACACCAAGCGATACTACAAATCCCAACGCATTTCTTATCAATTCAAAGTTATTCATGTTACTCCTCCTTTTTAAAATATAACTTCATTATAGGCCATGTTATCTTTGAGTATGGTCTGTGACCATCATATTAATCCTTGGGTTATTAGCCCACAACCTTTCCGCCTCTTCTAATGCCTTATTGATGATTGAATCTAAATTATCCTCAGTGATGTACTTCTTATATTCATCGGGGATCCTTTTGTATAATTCATCAATCACATAACTTCTTTTTAAAGTTCCTGTTCCACTACCAAACTGTATCTCCGCCTCTGTGACTAGAACGAGTGCTATTGGTACGAGATTGGTCAATAATCTGGTTATATAGGCCATCTTTTCACCTAATGACATCTTCTCAAATATCGGACCGTATTTGGCCGTCCATTTCGAGATTCCCGTTATGATACTCGCAATTAACAAAATTACCACTAAAATATCATGCCAGTGGTGGGCGATAAATAATAATACTTGCATCTTCTTTCTCCTTTTATCTACTAATATTAATCACGCCATTACCTGAAAAATATAAATGATTCTCAGGTATGGTTTGACTTTCAGGTTCATACATGTCATAAGAATGACACCACTCTTTTACTATTTTAAGTGAAATATCACTAACTTCTGGTAAACCGTTTACCCACTTTTTCATTGGCGAGAATTGCCCAGGGGCCCATATAACCTCTTCGACTGTATCTGGAAATTTATCAGAATTAACCCTATTCATTACGACATTTAGGACTAAAGCTATCTGTTCGTAATTATCCTGATTATAAAAATCAATATCGTATTCACCATCGCCATCAACGTACTTAGAACCTGACAACAATACCGCCATTAAATATACTTCATCATCTGTGAAACCATATCTAGGTTCTATCTTCGGCATCTCCTCAAGTGTGGATTCTTTTTCAGGTTCTTTTGGAACGTATTCAATTCGAATAATAATTGGATCGGGGTATATAACTGTGACGGTTTGTGGTTCGGGATTTAGACCTTTGACTAATATCACAGTGTTAAATACAAGTAGTATCCAAAATATAATTCTTAATAGTGTCTCCATCCATATGTACGATGATTTATCTTGTTGCGCATTCATGATATCATTCCTTTTCTACTTTTATTTGTAGAGCTTCTACAGTGATTGTTATCTTAATCGGATCTAGATTTACGTCGGGTTTAATTAAGTCGATCGCCTTACCATCTTCCGACATAATTGTTTGACATTCAGATGGTTCTCTTGGAATCTCTATAGTTGTCTTAAGGTTTTTGACATCACCATTCAAACCTCTTTGTATCAATATATTAACGATTTTATCTGCTATTTTCGTTTTCATAATTCTCCTCCAGGATATAAAAGGAGAAGAGTTGTTAAACTCTCCTTTTTGGTATCAAGCTAAATGCTTTAGACCTCACAATATCCAATTTTTCATAATTTAGTACCAATATTATACTACCTAGACTAATCAAACCACTGAATAGCACATCCGGACTTATCCTCCATGTTGGTTTCAACATTTCATTATAAGTCTGATACTGCTTATTTAATGTATCCCATTCTTCTTTGGTAATATCCTTTTGGCACATCTTTAAGAAAATTGCATCTCGCTCCGCTTTGATTTGTGCTTTTCTACCTTTTCGTTTTATTCTCATAACTTTCCTCCTTTTTATTCTATTATAGGCTAAGTTATTCTAGCAACCAATCACCTGTAAAACCCACCTGGACCATATTTCGGATATACGTCCATATCTACAATCAAATATACCTTTCCGTTTTTATCAAGTTGTGTACTATAGAAAGGTTCTATTTGACCTTTATCTAAGTTAAATCCTACATTCTCTCCTAACGGTATTGGGTCGAGACCTATCGCATAGTAATAATCATTTAAGTCCAACCATAGTTCACTCATTAACTCGTAATTTAGATCATTGATCTTTTGACGAATTGTTTCGTGGCTGGAGGTGAATGGGCGTCCTGACAACTTGTCCAGACAGAGAATATCACCACCGCCTGTTATAACAATTTTACTCTCATCGATTGGGGTCTTCTCTATGTATTCCTTAGCTACTCCATCTTTTATTGCTGTATCTTTAGCTTTACCAAGTTGCTTAACGACTTGTGTTTTATAGTCTCTGAAAGCTGTCTCACTTATGGTATAAAGTGCCGCAAGTGCTGTGTTACGTTTTGTGCTAATAGTATTCGCACCTATGATACACCCTATAGATGTTAAACCAACAATACCTGCTGGAATATAACATTTCCAAGTTAGTTTAAACTTATCCATGATAGTGACATCGGCAAAACCGTTTTTCTTACGATACTGTTGTTCATCTTCAATCAGCTCAATCGCTGTAGGTGTTGCTCTCCCAGTTAGAATGGCAGTGGACACAAGGCCTGCACATCCTAATCCTGTTAGAATATGTGGGCTGTTTCTAGAAATTACACCCCCGAGATTTTTTACAACTGCTTCTATTTTATTCATATTAAATTTCTCCTCTTCTAGCCATCAGCATAATTCTATAAACCTCTTCGATCGTTTTGGCATTCTGTATTCGAAATATAACTTTATTAGAGTAACAAAGTTGTGAGGCGATTTTAATACTATCTTTTTTACATAGTTTAAGTTCATTCATCTCAGTTCTTTTATCCCCCATTATGAATGTCTCCTTTACCTCACAAAGAATGTCTTTTGTCCATCTAATATAGTCACAAGCGCATCCTTAAACTCAACGCCTTTGTCGGTTAATATTGTCTTATTAAGTTTCCCGTATGTTTTATACCCAACAACCGTAGCACATATACCCCCAACAATAATTATAGGAACTTTATATTCCTCCCAAACCTTTTTAATTTTTAACATAATTCCTCCTTATAGTTTTTATTTTAAAATATAAATAATTAGATTTATACTTCCAATTACCTTTCATTATAGGGTATGT